ATGGATACAGATTGGTTATTTGAAGGAGTTATCGATTCCGAACAAAAACAATATATCTTACTTGGATATTTCCAAAAACTAAATAAAAATCTTGAGGAGATGAAGGTGTACCCTATGTTCACCGAACTATCCCTACATTTAGGGAATATACAAACTTTACTTAATCAAAATCAAATTTTATATACTGAAAAAATTTTATCGTCCTTTGACGATGAGTTAATGTTATCTGACCTTAAGGTTAAGAATATTCCTGTCATGGCTGAAGATGAGTTTTTGGAATATCAAAAGATTCTAAAATATAGTCACCCAAAATTACTGGATTATTTTGGAATAACTAAGTCAATATGGTCTATTGTGTACGACTCAATAAATATTAATGTTAAAAAAAACAAGAACAATTTAGAATCAAAAATTGGATTTTTTTACTATAAGACTAAAGAAGTCTTATATGTTTGGAGATATAATACAAGAAAAATGTCCAAAACAGATATACAAAGTAAAACATTTTTGAAATTAATATATCAAGGTAAAGAAGATGATTTGACAATTAACGATATTATCCTTAATTTTTTATCAACTAAAGAAAAAGTTAAGACCCATAAATTTCCATTATTTGAAGTTTTGTGTGATGAGATATTCCCTTTAGAGGAAACACTGGTTCCGATATTCAAAAGGAAGATTATGTCTTACATTATTCAGACAGTTAAAAAAGAAAATAATCAAACTAAAAAAATATTATTAAATGGGGTTCAATAAAAGAATTGTTACATTAGAAAATATAAAAGAATTTTTAAAAAACGAATATTCGTTATCAAAAGTTTTTTCTGCCGATGCTTTAATCTTTACTGATGATGCGTCCACAAAAATATTCAAACTATATGAAAAAGGTGTTGAAGATAAAGAAATTTTAAAAATGATTGAGAATGGAGAAATTGTTTAATACTAAATTACTTTTTTCAAAATTAAGACAACCATTGGATTTGAAATTTATCAGTTCTAATATCTTAAAGACGAATCAATTTGAGGCTAAAGAATATTTGGATGGTTTGGTTGAAGATGGAATCCTTAGTAAAGAAAATAATTACTACACTATAAAAAATAAAAACAAATGACAAAAATTGAATACATATGGCTTGATGGTTATACGCCTGAACCAAATTTAAGAAGTAAAATTAAAGTTGTTGAAGAACAAAACTGTGAATTACATAAAATTCCTGAATGTAATTTTGATGGGTCATCAACACTACAGGCGGAAGATAATAATTCTGATTGTATTTTAAAACCTGTGAGAGTTTATTGGACAAATGTTGACACATCTAAAATATACGTTTTATGTGAGGTTATGAATCCTGATGGGACTCCTCACGAAACTAATAGAAGAGCACAGTTAGGTGACGAAGATAATGATATGTGGTTTGGATTTGAACAAGAATATTTTATCCGTGAAGGTAAAAACAAACCAGTGTTAGGACATAGTGAAGGGTTGATTGAAGGTCAAGGAAAATACTATTGCGGTGTAGGTTCTAATGTTGTTGGTAGAGATATTGTTGAAGAGCACATGGATTTATGTTTAAATATGGGAATCACCATTACAGGTGTGAACGCTGAAGTGGCTTTAGGACAATGGGAATATCAAGTATTCTCAAAAGGTAAATTAAAGGCTGGTGACGACCTTTGGATGTCGAGATATCTAATGGAAAAACTATCTGAGAAATATGGATATTATATTGAATACCATCCTAAACCGATTAGACATGGTGAATGGAATGGGTCAGGATTACACACAAACTTTTCGACAGATATAATGAGAAATAAGGGTGGGGAGGAATACTTCAACGTAATATTTAATTCTTTGGAATCAAGAAGATATCAACATATTGAAGTTTATGGTTCAGATAATGAACTAAGACTTACAGGTAAATACGAAACACAATCAATTGATAAGTTCAGTTGGGGGATTAGTGACCGAGGAGCATCTATCCGAGTTCCTGTGTCAACGGCTAAAGAGTGGAAAGGTTATATTGAAGATAGAAGACCAGCATCAAATGCAAACCCTTATGACATAGTTAAAGTTATTTCTGAAACGATTGATATGGCTAACGAACTTCTCGCAACAACCCACAACATGTATAGTAATGTTAGTGTTAAAAACTTTGATGAGGTTGCTAAAAAATACAATGGAATCCTTACTACCGAAGAATTATTAAACGAATATAAAAAAGATTAAATATGGAAAAATTTAAACATTTTGTGCCTTTTCAGCCTTTAATGGAAAATAGATGGATTATTAAAACTCACCCAATAAACATTAACCCGTACTTGTTTAGAAAGTATAAGATGTATAATGAAGGAGAATCAATCGTATTCAAAACTGAGTTTTTTGAAACGGTTACAGACTCATATAACCCAAAAGAATTATTGGAGATTACTGATATAACCTTAGAGTATTTAGACCCAACAGGAGTTGTTGTTGGAGGATTAAAAATGATTGTTAAGGGTATTAACTTTGAAAGAAAACATTCTTATTCTGGTGACGACTTGATGATAACAAAACTTAGAGTTATTATTGGTGAGACAGATTTATTATTAGAACCAATTAGTTATGGAGAACCAAAAAAATAAAGAACAAGTAGACCACCCGAGTCATTATGGGGGAAAAAATAATGAATATGAAGCCATTAAGGTTATTGATGCTTGGAACTTGGGATTCTCACTTGGGAATACTGTGAAGTATATTTCAAGAGCAGGGAAAAAAGAAACAGATAAAGAGTTACAAGATTTGAAAAAGGCTTTATGGTATTTAGAACATCACATTAAAACATTAGAAAAGAAATGATAGAAAATTATACGGGTAAAGTTATTAATGGTGATTGTATTGACATAATGTCAAAAATGCCGATAAACTCAATTGACTTAATTGTGACTAGTTGTCCTTATGGTGTTGGGATTAATTATGATGTTCATAATGATGATGTATATTTTGATGAATATCTAAAATTTACTAAAGAATGGTTAACTGAAGCGTATCAGTTATTAAAAGACGATGGTAGAATTGCGTTAAATATCCCCTACGAAATAAATAGACAAGATAAAGGTGGTAGAATTTTCTTTTGTTCTGAAGTCTATCAAGTTATGAAAAGAATTGGTTATAAGTTCTTCGGTATCGTTGACCTTGAGGAAGACAGTCCCCATAGAAGTAAGACGACTGCTTGGGGTAGTTGGATGAGTCCATCCAGCCCTTATATTTATAACCCAAAAGAGTGTGTTATATTAGCCTACAAACATAAACATATTAAGACTGTTAAGGGAGAACCCCAATGGAAGGGAGTTCCAACTGATATTGAACAAGAGGATGGAACAATTAAGAAAAAAGTTGTTTATGAGGATGTGGATAAGAAAGAGTTTATGGAATTGGTGTTTGGGCAATGGAAATATTTTGCTGACACTAAATCCTTAACCAAGGCAACATTCTCAATGGATATCCCTACAAGGGCGATTAAGATATTATCTTATAAGAATGATATTGTTCTTGACCCATTCAACGGAAGTGGAACGTCATGTGTTGCTGCTGAGATATTAGATAGGAGATGGATTGGGATTGAATTAAGTCCTGATTATTGTGAAATATCTCGTAAACGAATACAAGCATTTGTTGATGATAAAAAACAAAGTAAATTAGTTTTTGAAGAAGGGGTTTAATCAACCCCTTTTTTTATTTTCTATGATATTTATAAATAAAAATATATCATATGAATAAATTATCACTTACCGAATCGGAACTAAAAGAAACGATGGTTAAAATATACAAAGAAGAACAAATAAAACTTCTTGACGAAAAATGGAATAAATTATCAGGAATTGATAGACAATTTGTTCTTGAATTTTTAAAAGTAATTTACCCTGAAAAGGCTATGTTGGTCACCGAATCTCGTTGGTATAATACAGTTGGGGATATTGTGGGTATTTTTGACCCTACAGGTGTTGTGGATATTGTTAATGGAATTAGTTATTGGAGACAAGGAGATAAATTATTTGCAATTTTATCTTGGGTATCAGCAGTACCATATTTAGGAGATTTACTTGCAAAACCTGTTGTGGGTGTTATGAAAATAGGTGGAAGTGCATCCAAAGCGTTTAAAGCCGCAACAATCGCAGGAGATGCTACCAAAATGGCTAAGACCGCAAAAATGGCGGGTGGACCTATTGCCAAATTAGTTGAGAAGGTTCCTTCTTGGGGAAGTAAATTAATTGCGATGTTAAGAGCTTCTGTTGGAAGAGTACCATTATTAGGTACTGGATTAGTAAAAACTGTTGAAGAGTTTGTTAGTATTTTTGGTAAAGCAAGTAAAGAAATGAAAGCGTCTACCGAAATTACAGGTAAACTTATGGCTAAAGGTGAGGCGGCGTTAACTAAATCTGAAAAAGAATTATTAGCAACCGAGTTAAAGAAACAAAGTTCATTTAGAGGTTTCAGAGACTATAAAGGTGAAGGACAAAGTTTTGCAAATAAATATATTTCGGGTGGTATGGGTAGACTTTGGGGTAACAGAGCAACAAGGTCACTTATGAGAAGAACAAAATGGTATTTAGGATTGTTAGATTTTTTAGGGGTTGCTAATTTTGTTGGTCCTGATGAGTTAGAAGAACAATATGGTAATTTACAAGGTAGAGTTGATGAATACGAAAAAACTAATCAAGCCCAACAATACGCACAAGAAGATTTAGGTCAAGGAGAGGTTTCCCCACCACCTCCACCGACATCATCAACATCATCAACGTCACCTCAATCTTCAGGAGGTGGAGGAGGAGGGTTAGACCCAGTATCTGCCTTAGCATCATTATTCGGAGGTGGGGGAGGAACTGCGAGTAAAGTTATTGGAGCGTTAATATAATATGAAAAAGTTAATTAAAGAAAGTGGGTTACGAGATATTAATCTACTAGCTAAAAGATATCCTAAAGCGGAGATTTATTTCCATCAAGATTTAGATGGTGTTACTACCGCAATTGCGATGAAAAAATATCTTGAGGACAACGGGGTTAAAGTAGTTGATGCCCATGTCATCCAATACGGGGACAAAGAATTTTCCGTTAAAAAGAATGATGCTCAGGGAGATACAATGCCAGTCCTTGTTGATTTTGCTCACGGTAAACCAATGTTTGTTATTCATACTGACCATCATGATAGACAAGCGGGAGCTGAGGACACAAAATCAGTATCATTTAGACACTCAAGGTCCAACGTAGAGACAATTTCCCAAGTGGTATCACCAAGAGAAATATTCCCAAGTAGTGATATCTTATTAATTTCGACTGTAGATTCCGCAAACTTTGCAATGAATGATATTTCTGTTGACCAAGTTATTAATTACTTATTTAAGTTAGATAAAGATTCGTCTTTAACCAAAAACAAAATGGCTTTAGGTTTGGTCGCAAATAAATTGTTATTGGCCTTTAAAAACAAACCAGGGTTTTTAGAAGAACTCGTATTAAAATGTTCACCATCTTTAATGAATATATTACAAAACATTAAAAGAATTATGGTTGAGAAAGGTTATGCAAAAATACCTGAATTACAAAAGAATAAAGAAACCTATATCAATCAAATGAAAACCAATCCGAATGTTAAAGTTGAGGGTAACATTATTGTTCAATACGGTGGTGGGAATATGATGAAGCCAGGGTCTTATGATAGATACACCCCATTCAAAAATAATCCTGAAGCGGATTTTATTGTTATTGCTTGGCCGTTAGGTTTGGTACAAGCGTCTTGTAATCCTTATAAGAAAGAAAGAGAATTAAAGGGGGTTAACTTAGGAGAAATTGCCCAAGAAGTACTTTCAAAGTGGGAAGGTAGTTTAAAAGAAAAAGAAATCCCATTATCAACAATTAAGTGGATATCGGAAAGGTCAAAAGGTTTTGGACCGGAGTCTGTCGGTTTTACATTTAAAGACTTTGTTGCTTTATATGGTAACAAATACAAAACAATGGACAACGGTAAAGAAACATTAACTCATATTGGTAAAATGATGGAAAAACCTTTTACCGAATTATCTGAGGAGGAAAAAGAGATGTTAGATAAGATTACAATTAATGCTTGGGATTTGATTCAGGCTAACAGTGGGGGTCATAAATGTATCACTAACATTTCGGGTTTAAGTTATCTTGGAAGGTCAAAAAGACCACCGGCAGGAGCTTATAAATATGATTCTGAGAGCGAAGACTCACCATATGTTAAATTCACAAAAATGATTCAGAATGAATTTGTGAGAGTTTTACAAAGTAAGATTAATAACGGATAAAATCATCCATAATAATGAAATATATAATAACGGAAAATAAGTTAAACAATGTCGTGTTAAGTTGGATGAACAAAAACTTTGGTTTAGACCAGTTAGAAATTGTTAAATCTGAAAAATATCCTAATTCAATTTTTTTTAAAAAAAATGGAGAAGTTGTGATGGAGCAGGATAAAAAAAATAAAGATTTTTTGTTTGATTATGATGAAATTTGGTCATTTTTTGAATCGTTTTTTGGTATGGAATACCAAGAAATACAGGAATTTCTGAGTTACTGGTTGGAAGAGACTCTCAAATTAAAGGGTTATACACCGAGCCATTTCCAGTCTTGAATGCGTTAGTAGTTGGAAGAGACTCTCAAATTAAAGGGTTATACACCTGAAAGACGGTTCAGCGGAAAGCATGACTAGTTGGAAGAGACTCTCAAATTAAAGGGTTATACACCACGCTTCGCAATTCGCTCCATTACATCCAGTTGGAGGATACTCTCAAATTAGTATAGAATCTTATCCCCCTCTTTAATACTTAATTCCCCGCAAGTACCGCCTCTAAGTTCTAAAATAGTATCTCCTGTTCCGACATAACTAGGACAGTCTTCCGATTTACATGGAGGACAACTATGGTGTATTTTAGTTATTGTATTACCGTCAATAAAAATAATATCCAATGGGATAATACAATCCTTCATCCAAAAACCGTGAGGACCTTTGTCCATTAGAAATAACATACCATTAAAGTTAGAATCAAAGTCACGACCCATCATACCCTTTTGAGTATCTTTTTGAGTCATCATTACCATCACTTTAAATTTGTTATCGTTGATTTTTAATATCATATTTATAAATATCTTTTTCTTTTTAAAAAATTTGTTATATTTATAACCTAAATAGTCCCAACGACCCCTTTCTTAGTTGGTTAATATTAAACCCTGGTGAATGTAAAAATTTGTTAGGGTTTTTTGTTTTTTATATTTATCTTTGTGTTTATGAAGATAAAAGTTCGTATTGAGAATAAAAAAGTTAAGTTTGAGTATTTTATTGAGGAAACATTCTTGGCGGGTATTAAATTGACTGGTGTTGAGGTTAAGAGAATCCGAGAAGGGAAAGTCTCTATGACTGACTCGTTCTGTTATTTTAATAATGGGGAGTTATATATGAAAGGGGTTCTTATCCAAGGAATTGGGAATGATAATATTGCTACCGATAAAAAATTGTTATTGAAGAAAAAACAATTAAGAAAACTTGAATCAGAGTTGGTTAAGGGATATACAATCATTCCTCATGTATTATATGAGAATGACAGGGGATTATTGAAGGTTGATATTGTGTTGGCTAAAGGTAAAAAACTATGGGATAAAAGAAATTCTATTAAATTACGAGATTTAGATAGGGAATCCAAACAATCTATATAATAAAGAATTAAAGATAAAATGATTAAAAATAAATTAGATAAGGTCGTGATAACATGGCTTAACGATAAATTTGGTAATTTAAAACCAATAGTTAAGGGTGATAGAACAATTTATGTTAATGAAGATAGATTACCATTATTTTATTATTATCAGGATAAAAAAAATGGGTATGTTTATATAAATTACAATGAAATTTGGTCGTTTTTAAAATCCTTTTTTGGGTTGGAATATGAACAAATGAAGGGTATTATAACATACTGGTTGGAAGAGACCTATAATTTAAAGGGTCTAACACCTTTTTCAAATAATAACCTGCGTTCTTTATAGTTGGAAGAGACCTATAATTTGAAGGGTCTAACACCGGATATTTAGTCTTTAAATAAATTTGGCCAATTAAAATAATGTGCTTATATTTGTAAAACAAACACAAAAACTTCTACCATGACCCTAAAAGAACACCAACAAAAACACATCAAAGACAATATCGCCTCAGCTCAAAAAACTGCGGATAATTTCAAATCTGAACAGACAAAAATTGAGTCTGAGTGGGATAGGTACTTCAAAGAAATTCAAAAACATTCCGATAAATTTGAGTTGGTTAAAACTCAGAATATTCAAACTTGGCCTGTAAATGTTTATAAATTAGACTCTCAAGGTAACCGTATTGGTTATAACCAAGTTAAAATTGGGGAAATTTCCGAGAACTATAACAGTTCTAAAATTGTTTACAAGGGTGAACTACCTGAAGGTGAGTCTAACAATCGTATTACTGTTTATGTTGAAGAGCACACAACAACTCCAAGGGGTGGTTGGAGAAGTAAGAGTCATGGTTATAAGTTAAGAGTTAAAGTTGGTAGTGATGATACTAAGACCTATTACAAAACAGGTAAACCTGTTGTAACAATTGTTGAGGACTACGTTAAAGGAATGTGGGATGTTCATAACCGAAGAATTAAAGATAACGAAGTTCGTATGAGCGCCTTCGGTGAAGCGTTCAAACGTTACAGAAATTCTGACATTGATTTTGGTGGTAACAAAGTTAATAATATTAACACTACAAGAAACCAAATCGTGGTAAAAAATCCTAACGGAAGTGCGGTTATCCTTAACTACGCAGAGGTTGATGGTAAAATCGTGTTCACTATCTCTCAAGTATCTATGGGAGGAAATAGTGCTGATTCTGTTATCGAGGCATTAGGAAATATGAAATAGTTTTTGTAAATTTGTAGAATAAATCAAATAGATATGACAACTTCAACATACAACATCAGAATTGAGAACGAGAAATTCGGTAAATTGGTTGACGAAACATTCGTGGATGGAACACAGTTCAAATTGTTCCTTAAAATAATCCACGGATGTTTGGAACTGAAGAACGACTTAACATTCTTCAATGGGGTGGACTTCTTAGTACACATACCATTCAAACACTTGGTTGATTCAATCGTATTAACATCGGTAGACAGTTATGGTTTGGCTGACCACATGAAAAGTAAAGTAGAAGCATTAGTAACAAAATAAAAATAAACAATTATGGGATTTCTTATATTTTTAGCGGTAATTTTATACATCTTATTTAAAACTTGGAAACAAGTTGTTAAGTTGATTTTCATAGGACTTATTCTTATGTTTGCCTTTACGGTGATTAAGTTGAAAGAGGGTTATGATTATTTATCAAAACCAACTCAAACCGAACATATTGTTGAAAACCAATCAAATGTTGATAGCGTCATTACAAATGATAATGCAAGTCTTATTTCTGAATAGTTTTGTTTCCTTGTTTAGAAAAATAAGGTGGTGGATTCGCTGAATTATCGGCCCCAAATTAAGGAGATGAGAAATCGTCTCCTTTTTTATGTTACTGTTGTATATTTATAGATAAAGACTAACATGAAAAATATTATTATATCGGAAAAACAATTGGAAAAATTAACTAACCGAGTTAAAAATTCCTTGACTGAAAATCAAGAAGAGGGGTCTTACATGTCAAAGCAACAGTTGTTCACCATTGCGACATTAGCTTATAAGATGTGGGAAGAAATGGAAGACGGAGAACAACTTGAAGACTGGCAGGAAACTAAGATAGCCCAAGCGGAACAAAGTATTACATCTGTGGTTCAATCATTTATGTATGATGAGTTTACCAGTAAAGAATCTAATGATGGTATGGGAAAATTAAACTTTGATGATTTAATTATTGGTAAGTAATTTATTAAAAATATCTTATTAAGACCCCTCCAACAAAGAGGGGTTTTTTATGTTTTAAAGTTTGGATTAAAAATAAAAAAATGGAGAATTATTTTTATTCCCCAATTTTTTTATTATCTTTGTATTATAGTCAGGTGGCGAGTTGGAACACGCACCGAAACATTGACGTAAAAACTTTCTGACAGAAGTACAACGGAGTATCTGCTTTATCAATGTGCTGATGGATACTATCACAGGTTCGAGTCCTGTCCTGACAACTAAAAAATAAAAGTATAAATGAAAAATATATCATGAAAAAAACACCAATAACCACATTTAGAGATTG